GTCAAGGAGAATTGACATGAGTAAGGATCGCGCACCAAGAGAAAAAAGTGGACTCGACACTCGCGAAAGCAGTGAGCGCCAAAAGAACTGGGAGCCAGCTTCCATTCTACCAGACCCCGAACCGCAGGACGGTTGGGTTTTTCGTTGGGTAAGGACAGCCATGGTTGGACAAGTGGACAATACCAACGCATCTAAAAGGTTCCGTGAAGGATGGGAACCAGTGCGAGCAGAAGATCATCCCGAGTTACAAATTATGAGCGATCACGGCTCTGAATGGGCAGCAAAGGGCGGCATCGAAGTTGGTGGCCTGCTTCTTTGCAAAGCGCCTGAAGAGTTCGTGCAACAGCGGCAAGAGTATTATGCCAAACGCGCTCGGGACCAGATGCAAGCAGTAGACAATAATTTCATGCGTGAAAACGATCCTCGGATGCCGCTTTTCGCGCCCGAACGTAAAACCACCGTGACCACTGGGGGCGGCAACTCTTAAGGTTGTACCCTGATTGGTCACAAACAACTTAGGTAATAATCATGGCAGCTACAGCGACACCTTATGGTGCGCGGCCTATCGGTACCCTTAGCGCTTCTGGCTCATATACGGCCAAGATTCGGCAACTGCCGATTGCTAGTGGGTACGGTACCGCCATCTTTAATGGTGATTTCGTAAAGCTTGTTGCAGACGGTGACATTGAGAAGGATGCTGGCACCACTGCGCTAACAACTTGCGGAATCTTTGTGGGTTGCTCATATACGCCAAGCACGACCAATCAGAAGACCTTTAATACGCAGTGGCCTGCGTCTACGGTTGCCTCTGATGCGATGGCTTACGTTATTGACGATCCATTTGTTGTATTTCAAATGCAAGCTGATGAAGCAATGAACACCACAGATCGCGGATTAAATGCGTCTGTTGTTCAGACCGCTGGCAGCACGGCAATCGGCAAGTCCAAGAATGCCTTGGACGGCAACACGCCTGCAACCACGAACACGCTTCCGCTTCGGATTCTCGACTTTGTTGACGGACCCGACAGCCTTGCCCCTGTTGGTACAACTGCAAGTGATGCCTTCCCCGACGTTATTGTGAAGTTCAACGCAGCGTCGAGTGGGTCAGCCTCCAATCATTCATATCTAAACGCTACTGGCGTATAAGGGGATTGATCAATGGCTATTTCACGCGCACAACTTCTCAAGGAACTTCTACCCGGACTTAACGCTTTGTTTGGTCTTGAGTATGCCGGTTACGACAACGAGCATGCCGAGATTTACGAGACGGAAAACTCGGATCGTTCTTTTGAAGAAGAAGTAAAGCTTTCGGGCTTTGGCTCTGCCCCGGTTAAGCCGGAAGGCAGCGGCATTTCTTATGATGCAGCACAGGAATCGTTCACGGCGCGGTACAACCATGAAACGGTTGCTATGGGCTTTTCGATTACCGAAGAGGCTATGGAGGACAACCTGTATGACTCTCTGTCTGCTCGTTACACCAAGGCGCTTGCACGCGGCATGGCGTACACGAAGCAGGTTAAGGCAGTGGTTCCGCTTAACAACGGATTTACCGCTGCTTTTCAGGGGGGAGACGGCGTTAACCTCTTCACTGCGTCGGGCGATGGCGTCACAGGTGGTGACGGTCACCCGCTCGTTAGCGGTGGTAAAAACTCCAACCGTCCGGCAACGGCGGTTGACCTCAACGAAACCTCGCTTGAAGCGGCGGTTATCCAGATTGCTAAGTGGACGGATGAGCGTGGTCTATTGATCGCCTCGCGTCCTCGCAAGATGATTATTCCGCCCGATCTTCAGTTTGTCGCTAAGCGCATTCTGGACAGCGAACTTCGTCCGGGGACGGCGGACAACGACATTAACGCAGTTCGCGTAATGGGTGTTGTTCCCGAAGGTCATGTTGTAAACCACTATCTAACTGATACAGATGCGTGGTTCCTGCTGACCGATGTTCCGAATGGAATGAAGCACTTCACTCGCGTTGCAATGGAAACGAGCATGGACGGTGACTTTGACACCGGAAACGTTCGCTACAAGGCGCGTGAGCGTTACAGCTTCGGCGTTTCGGATCCGCTTGGAATCTGGGGATCACCCGGAGCCTAAGCGCTTTAGTAGTATTTGGGGCGGGGGTGGCGGTAACGCTACCTTCGCCCCATTTTTATTATATAAATTATTTCCGGGTTTATTAAAGTTTTGGGCGACTGCCCCGGCAGACACTTACGAAGACCCCAAAACAAATCCTTTCGTAAGAGGGTACTTTTGTGGCTAATACAACTTTTAGTGGTGCAGTTCGGTCAGAGAACGGCTTTGAAGTAGTTTCTAAAAACGCAACGACCGGCGCCTTTACAACCTCCTTTACGCTTGATGGTTCGGGTATGCAGGTTTCACCCGTAACCTTGTCAGACGCTGACACCACGTTGACCGCTGCTACCCATGGTGGCAGGGTTGTTGTAGTTCCAGCCCTTGGCGGTAACCGCACACTAACGCTGCCAAGCCCTTCTGCTGGCGTAGCATTTAAATTTATTTACGGTGGCGCAGCAGAAGAAACAGAGAATCTGATTTTTGATACTGGTGCTGATGCTAATTTCTTCATCGGTGGTGTTATTCATCTAGATTCCAACGCAGACAACGTGTCTGTGTACGCAGATGGTAACTCCAACTCAATCTTAACCCTTACAGATTTTGGTCTTATGGAGATCAATATCGTGGCAAAGGATTCTACAAACTGGATTATCTGGGGTACCACTGAGGGCGCAGACGCACCTGCGTTTACAGATCAGTCGTAATTAATAGATGGGGTCACCTGCCTTGAGTGGGTGGCCCCGGTCTTTCACCGGAAAACAACATGGCTGATGCAGTAACATCACAAACACTTTCTGATGGCCCCAGAGTTGCCGTCATGAAGTTTACAAATATTTCTGATGGCTCAGGCGAGTCTGCGGTTGCAAAGGTAGACGTTTCAGCGCTTAGCGCAGAACCGGGAACCGATAGAGCGTGCTCTGAAGTAAAAATTCAACAAATATTTTATGCCTTAGAGGGCATGTCTGTTGATATTCTTTGGAACGCAAGCTCTAACGTGCTTTGCTTTACTGTGTCCGACTCTAGCTCTGGTCACTACGACTTTAGTAAAATGCAGGCGCTTACCAACAATGCGGGTAGCGGCAAAAACGGCGACGTTCTTTTTACTACGGTTGGTCACAGTAGCGGCGACAGGTATACAATTATTCTCGTCTTGGAAAAAAAATACGGTTAACCCAAGGGAGGATAGATGGCCACCTCTGGCACTACTACATTTGATCTTGACATTACAGAGATTGCAGAAGAAGCGTTTGAGCGCTGCGGTCTTCAGCTTCGTACTGGTTACGATCTGAAGACAGCGACTCGTTCGTTAAACCTATTAACGATTGAGTGGGCGAACCGAGGCATAAACTTCTGGACTGTCGAGCAAGTCTCGACATCGTTGACAGCGGATACAGCTACGTTAACACTGCCTACTGATACTATTGATATTATTGAGCACTGGATTAGAACAGGGTCCGGCGCTACGCAAAACGACGAACAGCTTAGTCGTATCAGCGTGTCTCAGTATTCAAGTCTGCCTAACAAAAACACATCCGGTAGACCTGTAAATATTTACATTGATAAGCAACGCGCTGCTCCGGTTGCTTACTTTTGGCCTACACCTGATGAAGCCTACACGTTTGCTTATCAAAAGCTTCGGAGGGTTCAGGATGTAGGTCACGACGGTGAGTACACAATGGATGCACCGTTTCGCTTTTTGCCTTGCATGGTGGCTGGCCTAGCGTATCAACTGTCTATGAAGTACCCGCAGGCTAACAACAGAATGGCTGACTTAAAAGCAGAGTATGAGTTTCAATGGGATCTTGCACAGTCAGAGGACCGCGACAGATCTTCTGTTAGATTTGTGCCCGGTGGGTATGGGAGCGTCTAATGGGCAGATACGCAAACGGCAAGCATGCTTTTGGATTTTGTGATCGAACGGGGTTTAGGTACAAGCTTTCTGATTTAAAGCCTGAGTTTCGTGCAGGCGTAAAAACTGGCTTATTGGTTGGCAAAGATGTCTGGGATAAAGACCAACCACAAAATTTTTTAGGCAAGATTGGGGACTACACAGACCCGCAATCTCTAAGGAATCCAAGACCTGACATATCGTTGACTGAAAGCCGTGGGTTATTTGCTTGGGATCCGGTAGGTAACGGAAATGCTGACACAGATGGCGGCACCACAGTCCGAGCACACGTTGGAACTGTAACCATTTCTACGACATGAACTATACAGAGCTAGTTGCAGCGATTAAGGCTTATTGCGATAACACAGAAACAACGTTTGTAAATAATATTCCTACGTTTGTAAAACAAGCCGAAGATCGTATTTATCGGTCAGTAAATCTTCCAGTTAGCAGAAAAATAGCTACAGGAAGCCTGTCAACTTCAAGCAAGTATTTAACCTTTCCGTCAGATCTTTTGGCGCCGCTTTCGTTTGAGGTTACCAACTCAACGAGCGACCAAGTCTTTTTAATTAATAAAGACTATAACTTTATGTCTCAGGCTTATCCTGATGATTCCGTAAAAGGATTTCCTAAGCATTACGCAATTTATGACAGCACAAACTTTGTACTAGGTCCGTCACCAAGCGCAACTTCTGCGTACAGGTTAAATTATTTTTACAAGCCTGCGAGCATTGTTACAGCATCAACCACATGGCTAGGAACAAACGCTGATAGCGCCTTGCTTTATGGCGCCCTGATAGAAGCGTACACCTTTATGAAGGGTGACGCTGATCTTATGAATACATACAACCAACGTTACCAAGAAGCGCTTGGGCTACTTAAGACACAAGCAGAGGGGCGCATGACCGTTGATGAATACAGAGACGGTACGATTCGCGTGCCGAGGGTATAGTTGTGGCCATTACTCAGTCTATTTGCAACTCTTTTAAAAGCGAAGTTTTAAAAGCTGTACATAATTTTTCTGCTAGTGGCGGCAACACATTCAAGATTGCCCTCTACACTGACGATGCGTCACTAGGCCCATCAACAACAGTGTACACGACAACTGGCGAGGTGAGCAGTTCAGGCACTAACTATACAGCAGGTGGCAACACGCTAACAAACGTAGAGCCAACAACTTCTAACAGTATTGGTTTTACCGACTTTGCTGACACATCTTGGTCTAGTGCGTCTTTTACTGCTAGAGCCGCGCTAATCTATAACAGTACAAATGGAAACAAGGCTGTAGCGGTTCTTGACTTTGGAATCGATAGAG